AGCCTGCACCCAAAGCAAGCGAGACCTACCGCGACGGCGGTAAGGGCTTGTACCAAGGCTCTAAGGAGTACCGAGACAAGGTTGGCGGCTCTGGTAACCCCCTGCTGAACCGTTTCCGCAAGGAAATGGGTCTTGATCAGGCCACGGGTCAACGGGCTGATGCTCCAACGGTTGCCAAAGAAGCACCCAAGCAAGAACCAAAAGCTGCTTCCAAGTCTGGCGGTGAAGGCGTCAAGGACAGCCTGAAGATCGATCAAGCCGCAACCAAAGCGGATTCGTCGAAGTACTTCAACCAAGCATCAACCGACAAGATGCCCAAGTCTGAAACTGCTGAGCAACGCCGTAAGCGCGAACGGATGCTTGCTGCACGCAAATCAGGTCTTGCATAACTAACTCCATAAATGCGTGCCGCTCCTAACCATGGGGCGGCATTGCTTCTTATTGGCCCCTAGAAGCCCCTGGAAGGCCGTTATTTATCCACTCAGGTACATTCTATTATAATGCCTATAAAACGCCGCACAGAGGCTCCTAGGGGGGTCTCCGTGATTGAGTCCCTACAGCAAGATTTTAAGCTTTTTCTACAGGCTCTCTGGGGGCAGTTAGATCTGCCCTCTCCAACCCGCGCTCAATACGCCATTGCAGATTACCTGCAGCACGGACCAAAGCGACTACAGATCCAAGCGTTCCGGGGTGTTGGTAAGTCCTGGATCACGGGAGCCTTTGTGTTGTGGACCTTGTTCAATAACGCTGAGAAAAAGATCATGATTATCTCCGCTTCTAAAGAACGAGCAGATAACATGTCCATCTTCTTACAGAAACTAATCATTGAAACGCCTTGGTTATCACACCTCCGACCCAAAAGCGATGATGCTCGGTGGTCTCGTATTAGTTTTGACGTTAACTGTTCTCCTCACCAAGCACCGTCCGTCAAATCAGTCGGTATTACGGGTCAGCTGACGGGTTCTCGTGCTGACCTGATGATTCTTGATGACATCGAAGTCCCTGGTAACTCCATGACTGAGATGATGCGTGAGAAACTCCTTCAACTTTGCACGGAGGCTGAGTCTATCCTTACCCCTAAACAGGATAGTCGAATCATGTACCTTGGTACACCACAGACAACTTTTACCATCTACCGTAAACTAGCTGAACGTAACTACAGACCCTTTGTTTGGCCAGCTAGAGTACCACGTAAATTATCTAATTACGAAGGGTTAATCGCTCCTCAACTCCAAGAAGACATCGATAACGGTGCTGAAGCGTGGGATGTAACAGACCCAGACCGATTCAGTAGTGATGATTTGTTGGAACGAGAAGCAGCAATGGGTCGGAGCAACTTCATGCTCCAATTTATGCTTGATACGAGTCTTAGTGATGCAGAAAAGTTCCCACTTAAGTTCCAAGACCTTATCATTACCTCCGTTAATCCAACTCAAGCGCCGGATTCTGTTGTGTGGTGCAGTGATCCTCGTAATGTTCTCAAGGATTTGCCTACGGTTGGCTTACCAGGTGATTATTTCTACTCCCCGATGCAGCTTCAAGGAGAGTGGAGTGAATACTCTGAAACGATATGCAGCATTGACCCGTCAGGTAGAGGCACAGACGAAACAGCAGCAACGTACATAAGCCAAAAGAATGGCTTCCTTTACGTCCACGAGGTACGTGCTTACCGCGACGGTTACTCCGACAACACTCTGTTAGACATCCTTAGAGGTTGTAAAAAGTATAACGTTACCAAACTTGTCATTGAGACTAACTTTGGTGATGGTATTGTCTCAGAACTCTTTAAAAAACACCTTCAACAAACCAAACAAAACATTGGTGTTGAAGAAGTACGAGCTAATGTTCGTAAAGAAGAACGGATTATTGACGCCCTAGAACCCATTATGAACCAACACCGACTCATCATTGATCGTGGTGTTGTAGAATGGGATTACTCCTCTAATAAAGACGAAGCTCCAGAGAAACGACTCCTGTACATGCTCTTCTACCAAATGAGTAGAATGTGTCGGGAGAAGTACGCCATTAAACACGACGACAGATTAGACTCCCTAGCACAAGGCGTTAAGTATTTTACCGACGCCATGGGAATCTCTGCTCAGGAGACAGTCAAACAACGTAAAATAGAAGAGTGGAACGACATGCTTACTGCCTTTTTAGATGACCCTCAAAGTGAGACAAATCACCTTGTTTTAGGTATGAATTTAGACCAAAAAAGACAAGCAAGAGGAACTTCTAAAAACAGTGTTCCCACCTGGGTTTAAGACACATCCCACCCGTATACAGGGGAAGGGAGGGTGGACCCAACTCCTGTAATTGGGGGAGACCTAAAAATCTCCTCCTTTTCCTACTGGATAGAGAACACTTTATTTCATCTATTCTCCTCCCCCTTTTGAATCTTGGAAATCTGAGGACACTGATCCTACTGTCTGGCAACGTAATTACTAAGTTTTAAACAACCTTATGAGTCCCACCCACTCCGTCCAACCTTTGTTTCACTCTGTTCAACTGATCCACATCACTCCCGAAGCTGAAGAACTTATCAGCTACATGGCACGGGTATCTAACCCATCTAATCAAACCAACACTCAGACAAGTGCTAGGTTGATTAAATACCTAATTGAACATAACCATTGGTCACCTTTTGAAATGGTGAACATGTGTGTACAAATTAATACTACTCGGTCTATTGCTGCACAGATCCTTAGGCACCGTTCCTTTAGCTTTCAAGAGTTCAGTCAACGGTACGCTAATGCATCTCAACTTGGTAGTCCCGTTGTACCTCAATTGAGACTGCAAGATTTAAAGAATAGACAAAATAGTATTGAAATAGAAGATGAAGACCTATTCCTTCAACAGGAAGTAAAACAACTGTTTAAACATTCGGAGTTGGTGTATAAGAAACTGCTTGAAGCTGGCATCGCTAAAGAGTGTGCACGTGAAGTACTACCACTTGCTACTCCTACTAAGATGTACATGAATGGTACTATTAGGTCTTGGTTGCATTATTGTGACCTTCGTACCGCTAATGGAACACAACGGGAACACGCACAGATAGCTGGTCAAGTACAAGACCTGCTGTATCAACACCTTCCTAATGTTTGTGAGGCGATGTGGAACAAAAACTTAGACTAGAAGAGTTTAAGGTTCTTCGTCGGCATTGGAGTCGTGGTATTCCTTGGTGGGATCATTTGGTCCTCGCTTTACTTTGGTGGCTAGAGGAGAAATTCCTTGATGCACGGATTAAAGTAGAGGTAGATGAAGCTATTAAAGAGTACCATGAGGAGATGGATAAGGTAGATCCTGTTATTCCACCTCCTATTTACACAGAAACGCTCTCAGAGGGGTCTACAAGCTTCCCTGAGATGCGTTTAACTGCTCCTTGGTATAAGGAGGCCGATAAAGAGTAAAGCCTCGTACAGACGATTGTAGAGGGGTCTGATGAATCCGAACAAAAATTTGTGAAGCCTTATACGGATAGCGGCGGCCCCAGCATCCCCCGTGGGGGTACGGGTCGCAGCCGTGTCCACGTGTCCGCGCACCTGTCACATACGCAGGTACGCAAGCGGCCACACCCCTGGTCCCGCCTGGTTTGTCCTCGCCTGAGCCTGTGTCCAGCCGTGTCCACCTGTGTCCATGCGGGTGTTACCTGGCGAAACCTGGCGGAACCTGGGGCAAGGAGGAGGGCAGATGCCTTGGGGTCACTGGATTTCAAGTGATCTGTTTGCCGTCCCATTAGCAAATCTGATGGGACAGATAAGCACCGCTGATAACCACTGCGCTGCAATGGGTTCCGCCAGGTTCCACCCAGCCATTGTGCCAGTTCCTCGGACTGTCCACCGTCCAACCGGCTCCAGAGGCTGTATGCTGGGACAGAGATGGTTGATTGAAGGTCTTGATCTCGACTCTCCCTGTTAAGGGGGAGGAGAGTCTCGATCTTCAACCATCAACCACTCCCTCACCGAACCACTGGCACTTCGCCGCTGGCTCAGCACCTCGACAACTTCATAAGCACACCGCTTCCGGAGCAACCGGTAGACAGCGACGACCGGCATGGGTTCTTGACCGGGAGGTGTGGTAGACACGACACAGCGGAGCCACACGCTTTGTTTGCTCATGGCACACCTGCACCCTGCACCGACAGGCTGCCCGTTTGAGTCGGGCTGTATGGTATTGCTACTCCACAAGGACGTAGCTTTCTTTACACTTTTACATTCACAACATGCCTACTTTCAACATTGCTCCTCGTACCTCTGATGCTGTCTCGTATCTGCAGGTTGACCCGTTCAACGGTGTTGCCTACGTTACATTCGAGAACGGCTACGAGTATGAGTACACCAACGTTAGCCGCCGGGCTATCATGAACCTGTTGCTCAATCCCAACATGTCGCTTGGGTTCTGGGTTAACAAGAACTGCGTTAACACTAAGCGTACTTCTTACCTTCAACTCGTCTGATCTTCAGCCCAGTTGGTTACACTTAAGCGTCACTTATCCGACGCTTTTCTGTAGCCTACAAGCTACACTTACGTACACTTGCTTCACATACAACATGACCAACATGCACACCGCTCTCGCTGCTCGCTTCACCGATGCAGATGAGATCAAGGACGTAGCCGAACACGGCTGCATTGGTGGTGTCTCTGGTTTCATCTACTACTCCGAGACTGAGAAGTTCTTCGATGAGTATGAAGATGAGATCTACGATTACCTCAACGATTGCGGGTTCTCTATGAAGAACTTTGTTGACACTGGTTCTACTATCTCCACCCTCAA